TGATGAAGACAAAGAGACTGCTCGTAAGCAGAAGCGCAAGCTCCAGTATTACAGCAACATTCTTGTCGTGAAAGATCCTAAGCACCCTGAGAACGAGGGTCGTGTGTTCCTGTATAAGTATGGCAAGAAGATCCATGACAAGATTCTTGCTGCCATGCAACCTGAGTTTCAAGATGAGCAACCAGTGAATGTGTTTGATCTTTGGGAAGGTGCTAACTTCAAACTGAAGATTAAGAAAGTCGCTGGTTATTGGAACTACGATAGTTCTGAGTTTGATAGTGTATGTGCTCTGAGCGCAGACGATGATGAACTGGAAAAGATTTGGAAGCAAGAGTATTCTCTGGAAGCTTTCACTGACAAAGATCAGTTCAAGACCTATGAAGAACTTGAAGCACGTCTAAACCTCGTGCTCGGTGTTACTTCTCGTCCTGCTGCTCGCCCTTCTGTGGATGATGAAGAGTACGAACCTTCTTATCCTGATCCCGAACCCCAGTCGTTCCGCTCTCGTGTCTCTGTTGTTCCCACTCCTATGAAGGAAGAGGCAGTTGTAGATGATGACGATGCTCTGTCTTACTTCGCTCGTCTTGCTGAAGAAGACTGATGAACATCAAAAAGAACCTGACATGCTGTGCCACAAGTCCTATATGTCACTTCGTAGCCCTGTGTGTTGGGTTCTTGGCGATGATCGAAGTAATACATACTCACGCTCACTACACTATGAATACAGACACAAACATTTATGTTCGTACCTTCTGTAAAAAAAATTTGAAAGAGTGTGAGCGACTAATTTCAGATTTGAAAAACTAATTCCATAAAACTGGGAAAAATTTTTCGCCAAAAAATTGACTAAAAAAGTCGCATCAACCAGTTGCTTTTAGTCTCTGGTTGATGTAACTATCAGATTTTTTGTAGAGATTTCTCTTTCTAAAATCATCTACAAACTGTCTAAAGTATGCTGGTTTTAGGAGAAATATTTCTCTTTTCTTTTCATTCTCATCAGTAAACCATTCTGCTATGGTAACGGGACGACAAATCTCGTTACCATTTTTTGTAACTATTGATCCATTGATGTTTAGTTTTTGTGTGCTATTATAGAATTCTTCATCTACACGAAGACCAGCAGGATATTGACCTATCTCATACGTTTCGTAATGATGAACTGTAACGTAGGGATCATCGTATTCACTTTCTAATACTTTATCTATTTCAAAGTTACTCATTGGCCAATCATACTGAACATTTACCATGTTATTGGTTAGGAGGATAACCCAATCATAAAATGGATCACCATAAGCTTTTTTAGCTAAAGTATCTGGTCTCTCTCCGTCTGGAATCGTGTACTTATTAAAGATAACAGCATAAGAAAACACATCATCATTTATTTTATATCTACGAAAGAAATTCTTTGCAGTTATAAAATCAGATTCTGAAAAAGGATAACTGATTGGTTTTTCATCGTATGAGATGTCTGGGACTAGTGAAAAATACATTAGTAATCCTCTACTTCGTTTGCAAAGATAAGTTTAGTTTCTTGGAATGATAACGATAAACCAATAGCAACCATTTCGCCACCTTCCAATGTTGCATATGCTCCATCTGGAGTATAATTGACATCAACTTGAGTGATAGCACACATTTTATATTGAGTTACATTTTTATTTAAGTCATTACCTTTCATAAAAGAGACTTTACATACACTTGGAACTTGTATAAAGTTATTAGATATATTTTGACCGCCAATTTTTACAGATGCTCCAAATGCTTCAAGACTAGTATCAGAACTGAAACTAGGAAGCATAGCTTTTTTGAAGATCTTTACAATTTGTTTGACATTATCTGCTTCTGGTTTATTTCTTGGAACTAGTTTGTAGTTAAGAGTAAAGTTTCTTAGATCAATTCCTTGGAATAATAGTTCAACGTTTGGATTCAGAATTACTCCTTGAGTTCCAGAGAGTATGTCATTGTTTGATATTTGTTCACCTGTAATTTTACCAACAATTCCTTGTACTGTTTTTACTCCTAGATTTGGTAAGATCTGATCTAAAGCTGTCCCTCCAGCATTCAATGCATTTTGTGTCAGTTGTCCAAAGTCACCAGATCCAAAGGTTGCCATTGCTGCAGCACCAATATTGCTGAATGCTTTTCCACTCCAGTTAGCTTTGTATCCAGTAGACACATCTTCTGGCATGTAAAGTACAATAGACTGCAACCCTTCTACTTTATCATATAGTGCGACATCGGTAGCACTTTGGTTATATACAGACAATGCAGTTCCGTTATCTTTAGTTGCTCCCTTATTGATTCCTTTAAAAGGAGGAGCATATTTGTAGAATTCAAATAAAACATAATCAGAGTTGCTCTGCATAGCAGCATTTTTTGGATAGCGAATTGATCCAGTTGCTGATCCAACTCCTAGTTGTTTGTAACTTTTATTTCCACCTTGTTGATCTAGAAAGCTTTCTTTGTTCTTCTTAGCATCTGAACCAGTCCCCAAAAGCCACTCAGTACCATTCCATCTCCAGTATTGGTTGGTTCCACTACGACCAACTTTCCTTTCTACAACTTCTCCGTCAAATTCTCCTTTCCTACTTGGTGCAGCCATTACTTGGACATCTCCTTAGATTGTTTTGTGCCGTATCCTTTCACTATTCTTTGCCCTGTGATTTTATCGTAGAAACTTTCATCAGTTTCTTCCCAAACGATTTGTTTATCTATTGGGAAGAGCATACCGTTAAGGTTCTTCACAAAGTCTTCTGTTGGTAGGAGAATGGCAGTGTCCCATTCAACCAAAGCAAGATCAAGATATAATCCTTCTACATGGTCGTGAATATATTTATGGAAACACTTCTTGGGTATGTCAATTCTTCCCTTGACAAGTTTTTGTGTTGTTAGTATTCTTTTTTTTGGAGATAAGTAGTGCAAGTTAGCACCCCAAAATTCTTGTTTGTTTGATTTAATTACATATACTAGAGGATTTCTATCATAGTAAGGCAACCATCTCATCTTTGCTTTGTATTCAAACATATAGAGGTGACCTTCTACCACATATCTTCTTAGTTCATTGATGTCTTGTTCTTTGACAAGACCACCACGATCTCTTTTTTCATCTATAATATACTTTTCTAGATTTTTGCCGTATCTGCTTGCTTCTGCTTTTACTGCTGATCTATACCACGAAAGTGATTTCTTTTCTCCTTTCGTTGCTGCTGATACCCTCTCAAAAAGAGTTTTGTATCCAGCATCTTTTTTTGTTTCTTTTGTAGCAAATCCTTTTGCCATTGCTATACTCCTAAATGGTCTTCGGTAAGTATTAAGAAGTTCATCTGCCTGTCTTCACAATACTCACGAGCAGCGGACCATTTAGATTGGTTCTTTGCGAATGTCAAAGCTGCATTACGATAGGCAGCAGTTCGTTTGTTTTTATCATTCGGGGGTTGAGTTTGTTTTTTGGGTTTTATCTCAATAATATACTTGGAGATCTTACCAGTCTTTTCACGAACTTTTATATAAAAATCTGGATAGTATCTTCTCACTTTACCATCGGGAGCACGATAAGGAATGATTACCTCTTCGCTACCCCACTCTATTATTGAGGGGTTGTTATCACAGAACACCATGAACTTTCGTTCCCATAATGATCTATAGATAACACGAGTTGGGTTTCCACGATACTTTCCAGAATTGATGGGTTTATACAATCCAGAATATGCCATAAATATAATTGGACCAACATAGGTATTTAGTGTGTCTGTAAATAGTTTTCTTGCTACTATTGCCGCTAATGGTGGCATGTCATATTCAAATAATTTTGTAGTAAGATTCCTCAATCCACCTGTCACTCCCCCAGGTGGACAGGCAGGGGATTATTTTGAATATTTTTGTAGTGAGGCACAGTTACCAAACATTAATACTGCACAAGGTCAGATAAATGGTATGTATGTTGGAAGTGGATCTGTAAGTTATCCACATACTAGAGTATTTACAGAATTTCAACTTGGATTTTTATGTGATGCAAATATGTCAGCACTTAAGTTTTTGCAAGACTGGGTAGATTTTATTTTTGATGAAGGTGGAGATACTCAGGTTGGTAAATCATTATCTGAGATACAGTCTCTTGCATATGGTCCAATAAGAGAAGAAAACAGAAATGTACGTGTAAAATATAGAGACAACTACGCACGTACTATTGCCATCAGCAAAACAGAACAAGGTCCAAGATCCACAACAGAAAGAGTTCCTATTACATATATTTTAGAGAAGGCATATCCATATGCTATTGATGCTATTCCATTGCAGTTTGGATCAAGTCAGGTAACTCAAGTTACAGCTCAGTTCTCATACATGAGACACTATGTAATCAAAAATGATATCTCTGGAATCAAGAGTGATATTACTGCACTAACTACTCAGTATAAGAAAAACGTAAATTGACTTTTCAATTCCATAAAACTGGGAAAAATTTTCCCGCCAATTTTTGGTTAAAAAAGTTGCGCTAAATATTTACATGATATGATATAAGTATAATGGCATTACCAGAAGTTGTTCTTCCTACGTATGAGTTAGAAATTCCTTCAAGTGGAAAAACACTCAAATATCGTCCATTTGTAGTAAAAGAGGAAAAATTACTTTTGCTAGCATTAGAGACAAATGACGAAAAACAGATTGAAAATGCAGTTAGATCTCTTTTAAAAGGTTGTATCCAATCTCGTGTAAAAGTTGATGATCTAGCATTATTTGATTTGGAGTATATCTTCCTCAATATTCGTGCCGTATCAGTAGGTGAAGTTGTGGAAATGAATATTACTTGTGAAGATGATGGATCTACTCAAGTTAGATATAATCTTAATTTGACAGATGTAAAGGTAAATAAACCCGAAGGTCATAGTAACAAAATCATGATCTCTGATAAAATGGGTCTGATTATGAAATATCCTTCATTTGAAGAATTTGTAAAAGTATCAATTATGGGTCAATCGCCAACTGCGGATAGTGTTGTTGAAATTATGGCAAATTGTATTGATCAGATTTTTGATGGCGAGGAGGTGTATGATAGTTCTACTACTTCAAAGAAAGAATTTGTTGAATTTATTGAAAAACTAACAAATAAGCAGTTTGAAGAAGTTCAGAAATTCTTCAATGATGCTCCAGCTCTAGAACATACCATAAAAGTCAAAAATCCAAACACTGGAGTTTTGAATGAAGTTACTATTTCGGGACTTTCCAATTTTTTCGGATAGCACTCTTCCACAATACGCTGGAAGGGTACTATAAGACTAATTTCGCGTTGATGCAGCATCATAAATATAGCTTGAGTGAAATTGAAAATATGATGCCTTGGGAGAGGCAAGTTTATACTAGTCTTCTGATGCAATATTTGGAACAAGTCAAACAAGAACAGCAAAAAGCAGCACAACGCTAATGGCACACGGTTTTTTATCTTACCAAGAAGTATCTGGAGACCGTTTTTGGCAAAATGCCAAATGGTTGGGAAAGCAGCTTGACAAAATTCGTAAGGCAAATATCTGGCCTTTATCAAATAAGAAACTTGTAAATGCCCATGTATCAGAACTTCAAAACCTTTTAGGATCTGGATCTACTGCAACACCGCAGACAAGAATGCTCGGTGCTGGTGGTCTTGCAGAAAAAAACCCAACAAATATTGATGTAAAAACTGGAGAAAGACCTCAGAGTGGTCCTAGAGTTCCTGGTAGTGGTCCATCTAAAGGTGGTGGATTTACTGATATTCCAGGAATTGCTTCTTCTGGTATAAATGCTGATACTTTTTTAAATAGGGCACAAACAGGTGTTAGTGAAACTGGTAAAATTCTAACAAAAGCACAAAGAATTGCTGATTTCAGAAAATCTCAAGAA